TCATTAAAATATCATTGTTCCACCAACTGTAATCTTGTAAAGTATCTTGTTCCAAAACAAGTCCGTCGTCATCAAATACAAAGTCATCCAAAAACTTTTTCTTTTGGAGATACCGCATAATCAAATCTATGTCATAAATGTCAAATACCCCGTCTTGGTTGACATCAAATGCGAGGGGATTATTTACCAACGACGATGGGTTCGTGCTATAATTAAATTCCCCCGGACGTATGGATACCAAATATTCATGTTCGTAAATAGTGTGGGTACCTTGATATTCCAGATTAAATCCGGAAGGACCGGTGCCAGTAAATATATTACGGAACGATGACCCGGTCGTAGTCAATACAAAATATCCATTCTTATAAAAAACGTTTCCAATATAAGGGTCGACCTGATAATTGCTCATTGGATAGATAAACACCGAACCAGAAACGTTGGACGGGAACGAAGACGATATTTGAGTGTTGTGATCAAATATACTGGAAGTTGCGGACGCGGTTGCCTCGTTGACTACCGGCGCACCAACGGCCAAAAAGTCGGAACACACTGATACCGAATACCCATATAAATTCGCCGGTTTGTATTCTTCTTTGTTTTGTTTTAGTTCGCCGGTTAATTTCCAAACTTCGTTAACGTCGTCGTAATTATATAATACAACGCGACCTAACACACCTCTCGGGTCTTGTGACGACGTTGAATCATAGCTGTAATCTTCCAAGATGAAAGAGCCAGTTGCATAATCCACGAGTCTGGACAGTCTGTCTGGCCAAGAAGTGATGGCCGCAAAATTATTCTCAATCGATACTGCTCGACCAAAGTTATTGTTGGTATCGATGCTTCGGTCCCCAAATGTTTTTAATACTTTGTAAAAGCTTGCGGTACCACACAGCGAAATGTTTTGGTAAAAATACGCGGCACCAAGAACGGTTTTATCGCCGGGATATGGTTGATACGGGACAAATGCTTTATCATACGCGCAGCCAATCAACGCGGTATTATTACTGATGGCCACCGTCTTACCAAACCCGTTCGAGGATATAGTATTAGATACATCGTTTGCGTATAACGGTGAACCAGCATCCAAGTCTCCGAGAGAATTGTCAGCGTAAAGTCTGGATACTTCTCCCCACGAGGCCGTCGGGCATATTCCCGAGTAAGATGCCGTAAAAACAGACGCGTAACCATAGCCAGTCTTGTTTGTTCCGATCACAATACTGCCAGAATCAATAGCTACTGACCACCCAAATTTATCTCCGGATTGCAGCACACTAGAAGAAAGCACCGTTTCTCTTGTCCACGTGTAATTTCCAACAACTAAATACGAGCTACCTGAAATTCTTGGAACACCGTCGCACGCATCGTCCTGAATTGAGTCATAAATACTCGCCGAATTTTCCGCTGAACCAGTTTCAGCCGACCCCGTGACCATAAATCTCTTGCGTCTGTACACATACGCCGCGCCCTCACTCCCACTCACTCCGGGGGCACCAACTACCATAACGTCACTGTCTATCGCAACCGAGTTTCCAAATAAATCTCCGTTGGAACTGCCCACCAATGCGTTAAGTATTCCCCAATTATCTATTCCGCCCTTGTCTTTTTGGTATACATAAACGAACCCGGGGTGTGAGCCACTCAAAAATTCTAGCGAGCCGCTTGCGTACAGAGATCCAGTGGGCGATCCTATTACCAAAAAATTATCGCGAACAGCGACAGAATACCCAAAAGAGTCCTCCAAATAAGAAGAACTAAAATCTGACTGTTCGAGCATTAAAAAATTGTTGTTTTCTAGCGACAGTAAGAACGATGTGTCCGCTCCAAATTCCTGTGCCAATGAATTTTGGCTGAATGGGCAGTAGAATTTTTTAATCAGTCGGTGACCTCCAACGTTGCTGTCATACTTAAAAATCGCAGCATACCCCTGCCGAGCCGTGGACAAACTATATTCATCCATAGATGCGCCAACGGCGACATATTTATACCAGCAACTAACCGATTCTCCAAAATGTTCGTTTTCTGGTTGGAAATAATTTCTCGCGGCGGATTCGTCGAAACTCCAAGAAACCGAATGTGATACATATGACACATTCAACCCCGTGCTGGCGTATTCTTTAGCCACCTCAAATGAAATGTAGTCGGTGGTTCCGTCGTTCTGCGTTACAAAATATTGTATTGACGCAGTGTCAAAATATGGTCTCGGCGCTAAATTTAACACCCCGCCAATTTTTGAATAATCGGAAAATTGAGACCCACTTATGTACAAATTGGTGTAACCGTCGTCATATATGCGAAAAGTAGTATGTCGATTGGAATTGTCCAAAATCTTCACCGTGTTAGGACGAACCTTTTCCCCCCAGACGGACTGGTTCAATGCCAATGTAATAATTCGGTCGTTAATTTCTCTGATTTCTTTTTTTCCCGTTATTCTATCAGTTCCCCACCGCTCAACACCAAACAGTTGGATCGGGTTTCCGGCGTTTTTATAGAACATCGTGTTTGTTAAACTGTAAATGTTCCTTGCATATTTTCCAGACGGATTCATTGGCTCGGCTGAACTAGTGTAAAATGCGCTTCCACTTGGAAAGAATATGCTAGTGATTTTCTTTCCCTCGTTTATCTCAGCAATGCTATTATAATAAGTACTTGAACCATATCGATCCACTGACGCCGAGTCCAAACTCTGCACAACCCAGTTCTTGAACGTCTTAAACGGTCGAACGGTTATGTCACCGGCAGAGAATTGCTTTATCATATACAGATAAATATTCGCAATCTACAGGATTTGACTACAAACCCACGAGTCTTTTTATATGTCAATTTTTATTTTGATCAAACACTCGTTCGTGAAGTCTTTCAACAGCGGTTGACTTAACTTCGCGACAGCAACGAGGTCATTGCTCTCATTGTACAAGCCGATTGTGGTAACGTAAACCTTCGGGTCGGTGTAAAAGTCCGAAAATCTTAGCTTACCAACATCTTGAGAGTTTGATGTCTCTGTGGAATTGATAACAAACGTAGGATTATTGGAATAGTTATATTCTTGGTTCTTTACGCGAACGAAGAAATGTCTTGCAGGAATGTACTCAGTTACCCGTGCCTGTATTGGATTTGTCAGCGCACCAAGCACTATCGATTTAAATAATAATTCAGGCATTCTAGCAAACTGACCGGCCCAATCAGCCGCCGAGAAACTTAGTGACTTCCCGGCAACGCTTCCGATTAATGCGTGCAGCCTCGTCGCGTTTAATACGACAATTCCTAAATCTGGATACATTGTTCCTACCCCGGGATACAATCCTACAAAGGTAGAACCACCGGTTAAACTACCTTCGACCAAGTTGTATCTCTTCCCCCCGGTCTGTATACCCGTATTTGTACTATCGCGCGAATCGTCAATTAATCGGAGGCCGGCGCCGAGGCCGACACTGCCAGAAAGAGTTATTTCAAATTGCCCGGGATCGAGACGATCTTTAAATTTAGTATTTTTAAACGAGATAACATATATCTCTTTGGTGTCTTGATATACCTGCCCCGAACCAGAAGACGCTAGAAATGTGAATTTCTGATCGCCGGGGGTTAAAAGTAAATTTCTGTATTGATTGTAAATTGCCTTGGTAGGATACAACAAGCTTCCCTGCGACGAGGTGTCAAACGTAGAGGAACCGGACCCGTCAAAATGTCCATACGCAATCGAAAAATACAAATCCGCCGACGCGGTAGCATCTGGATTGGCGTCGTATACGTTCGTGTAATATAACCCATTGAGCGGCTCGTATTGAGACGCCGACGCTTCTGTTTGACCGCTGCTAGTAAAAAATGAAGGCCACGAAGTTTCGCCGTCGCTCCACATACCAGTCGAAACGGGCTGTGTTCTACCGGCTACTATGTCTGTTGTATCGAATTGTTTAAAAATCATATCAATAAATATTATGTTCTAACATTCACGGTCACTGGAATAGATACAGACCCGCCACTTTCATTGCCAACCACGGTTAGTGTCGTCGTCACCGTCTGCGTCAATGACGCGTTTGGAACAAACCTGAATCTTAGTCCCAGTGCCACTTGGGCGGTGGTCGAAGATACGTCACCAATAAAAGTTGGAATTGTCGCGTTTGTGATGTTTTGCAACTGTTCACCGATAATAGTACCAACATTTTTATTGGCCAAAATGGCAGTATACCCGAGGGTTGTGTTGTAAACTGGATTCGTTGATGGCACAACTACGACCTCGCCCTTATAATCTTTGTCAACGTCGATTGAACTTTGACCTAGTGAAATGACTGGTATAGAAGTCACGCCGGATGGCAGTGTTACCAACTTATACTTCAATACTTGGGTTTCGTCGGTGAACGCTTCGAATACCGGCGTGTTCCTAATAGCTAGATCATAATACGCCGATCCCTGTGGGTGGTTTGGTTGATATAAACTATAGTCAATTTCATCGTCCGCTAATGCGAATGACGTAATGTTTAATCCGCCTCTGGCGGCTAATAGCTCTCGGCCTTTTTTTGTGAGGACCGCGTCTACGGTAATTGTTTCATTATTGATGTACGCCATATAGGTTGCTTTCTAAATAAATATATACGTTTTTACTTTTTTACTATTTTTATACCGTTTTTGTTTCAACTGGCGAGCTATTGTCGAGAAGGCCGGTCTCGACATTAACCGTAGTTTTTTTATTCTGACTTCCCTTTTTCCACTTGAAAAATCTCCCAGTGCTATCATAAGACGTTATTTCTCGATAAGAAAACTGATTTCTTTGGTGTTTGTGGTGCGTTTGGAAATATCCGTTTAGTGGGGTGGCGTTGTGCGGATAGTTTAATAGCGAAGCAGAGTAGCTGTATGATACACCCGGACCGAGGATTCCAAACAGATTTCCCACGGTTTTTTGCTTAAATTCTTGAAATATTGATCCCGTGGACATAAATGTGGAATAGTATAGCGCAGTCTGCGGCGCTCCCTGAACCGTTCCGTCAAAATATTGAATACCCGATGCCGTGTAAAAATTCCCACTGTATGTAACAGGTGAGCTTGGAATATATGATGCGACCATATACAATCCCTGAGAATTTATGGTCGCATTCGATTCGAGCACTAACGAATTTACACTACCAAAAATACTACCGGTTATAACTCCGATTAGCGAATGGCCGGTCGACGTGGCGTAACTACCAACCCCAGAGGTTGATGGGTCAAAACTTACGCTTCCTGAGAAATAGAATCTACCAGAAGTTGGTGGAGTGGTTGCCGAAGACATAGTTATCGGATATTCATAAATCGTTGGAAGTTTTGTCAAATTGACCTTATAATAAGAAGAGGTTACTGTTTGAGCCCGACCGCCGAGGTTTACTCGTTGGTCGTATTGAGAGGACGACGCCGCTGGTAATATCACGTCTCTCCAAACTTGATAAGATTTTTTAATTTTTATAACATCTGCTCTGTAATATTCGTCCTTGTAAAACGTCACTCCACCTTGGGAATATACGGCGGGACCGTACAAGTCACTGTCCGACGGAAAAAATATAGAATTTACGTCAGAGTAAATTTCTGCACCGGAATTCTTGATCGTCAGCACCGCGTCCATTGGCGCACGCATAGACCCAGCAATTTTCTCCGATACTGCTGCGTGACCCTCTCTTTGGCCAATGTTTTCCTTCTTCATTGGCTTGAATGCAATTTTTGGTCTTTCTAAAATTGACGGTTCTATTAATATACCGTCGACCAATTTGGCTCTGGCTGGGACTATTGACCTAATATACTTGAACATTGCTTTATCAAAGTAGAACCTTATCACGTTCATGAAGAATTGGTAATCTACATTACCAAACCCTTGCTCGTAATATATTTGCTTGAATGTTTCAAATTTTTTATAAGAATTTTGGTAAACATCGGCTGGATTACCAATCAAATCTCCAAGTTGGTATTCGCCGAAGAACTTGATTATTTCTTTGTTTTGTATTTCTGACGGAGAAAAGAATATCCCCAACCTGTTGGAGTCTACCGACGACAGTTGACTGGATTGCATGGAAGACCGAGTATCCGACGATAAATCTCCGACAAGTTCCTGTTCTATATAATTTATCTTGTTGCTCCTAAACTTATTTGCGCCATAGTCTGGTACGTGCATCGTGAACCTGACATCTTTTCTGCTGAATTGATACGGAAATACGGACGCATCGCTCGGACCACAAAACGTCGCTTGTTCAATCGCGGCAGCTTTTCTCGGGAAGTTGACTGCGTTAAAGGTTGAAAAGTCGTTCCGGAAAGACAGGTTGTTTAATGTCACGCCGTCTAAATCGTATAAGTCCACGGGCCGCTCGAAAGAAATTCTGAACAAATTATCTAAAATCATCTGTTGCGGAGATTCCAAGTCGTATGAACTTCTGTTCAGCGTGTGGCTCTGAAACCGGTTATTAGAAATGGGAGATTCCCAAATATTTATGTCATCGATATTACCAAAGAACGCTTCTGGGTCAATGTTTACAGACGATGTGTTTTGATTGTAATTTCCGACGTAGATGAATGAACCAGACTCGAACGCGGTATTATAACTGCCACTCAAAAACGCACTGCCGGTGGTAACAAACGTAATCCGGTCGTCTTCCGACTTCTGTAAGATCAGATCGTATTTGGTGGCGTACTCGTTATACGACGAGGTTGCGTGAAATTCCGGCGCAACATCGCCCCGGCGCAGCAGCACGTGATACGAGTTTCCGTCAAATATTGGCGCGCGGCTGGTGGCAACCGTTCGAACATTTCCAAACCCGTCGTCTATACTAAAAAAAACAATTCCCCAGTCTTTTCCTTTTTCTCTGCGGGCACCCAACGCCCACACATCGGAACAATTCACAAGTCTAAAATATTGACCTTCATCGTGTATGTTGGCAGCGTCGAACCTAAAATTAAATTCTAATGATTGTGCACTGCCGGTCCAATTAATCTGAAAATATTCCCCACTCCCGCTGAAATACGGTTCGTACTTAACTTCGTCGATGATATACAACGAGGTATCCGTCAAGTCGCTGACGTTTTGTATTCCACCATACTCTTTTATTTTTATAAGGTTGGTCGGCACCCCAAAACAAGAAATAAGCGCATTTAGCGAAGTTTCTGTTCCTTTCGTTTTGTATATCAGCGGTAAGCTGTTTAATATACGTTTCCATATTGTTTTGTTTCTGGTCTCTTCTGAGAATTGCCTGCTTTGGTTATACAGATCAGTTCCTTCGTCAAAGTCCGCCTTACAGAACGACGACAGTAGCAGGGACAAGTTTTCCTTGGACATTTCTACGTCCCAGCCCAAGGACTTCAACATATCCCCAACTACGTCAAGGGAAACTCCGCTATTTGGGGAACTGGCCGAGTCGTTCTTGTCGGTCATCTGTCGAACCGCCAACGTGAGATTGTCGAAGAAATGGCCTACCATAGCTATAAATTTGATATAGTCTTCGTTATCGGAATACGCCTCGACCAAAAATTGTGGCAAGTTGCTAACTAACGCCCCACCATTGTCTTTGTCGTAAAGCGAAGCCGTGGAGTATCCATCGACAACCTCGGCGTGCCGGGTGAACCACATTGGATTGTCATATAAGAACTTTTCATAGCCATCCATGCTCGCTTCAAGGGAATCTATCTCGCTGTTCGCGTCGGTCTTGTTTTTTTGGTAAAATTGGTCGTTTGGGTTGATTAACAATTGCGCGTCGTATTCTTGTATATCGCCGTATAACTTTTCAATGCTTGAACGCTTTACATCAAACGCCCCCAGTCTAAACGTCGCGGACGAAAAGTTTACAAAATTTTTAAATTCTCTGTAATCTATCGTATCAACGACCACGGCTTGCTTCGCGTCTAGTTTAGTTATAAGCTCGTTATACAGACTTCCGGTCTCTCGTATCAACGTTTCCATTGAGAGAGCTTCTGTTGAATTTCCCTCGTTCTCGATTTTAATGAGAAAATTTGGTCCTCGTAGTGGAAAGGTTTGAATTACTCGCTGGGAAAAATAATACAAATTTTGTACGATTGGCAAAAATCCAAAACAGTTGGTAATCCAAGCGTCGGACCCTAATATTACATCTACCGGGAGTGGAGATTCTAACTTTAGCGCCAGCCTGTCGTAAAATCTTGGATCGGTAGAAGGAATAGTTTTCTTGTTCAGAATAGAAATCGACATTCCGCTGGGCAGCGCAATGTAATGTTTGAAATACCCGGTTAAATTAGTATCAACGTTGTTCTCTATGTTCGTGATTTGCGGAAAAAATACAAAATTGTAATATATTCTTGCTAAGAAATTTACGATCTCCGGGTAAGAACTTGGTTTATTATTTGAGATCCTGTTCAATTCTTGGTCAGCAATGAAAACAAACAAGCTATAGTAATAGTTCTTTATGTCTTGAAACGTTATACCGGAAGAATAATTTTCATAAAGCAGGTTCTTAAACTGATCATATATCCCCAAAATATCATTCGTAGAATATTGCCCATTACTGCGTATACCGCCCTTTCTCACTCCGTAGTAAAGGTCGGTAATGAACGTCGTCACGTCTACATCCTGCTTAAACCCGTAATTAAACATCAGCGCCGCCGATCCGGTTGGGTCTTGTTTTTTCGCCAACAAATACAAATTGTAAAGCTCCGGTTTCGAAATTGAATATATCAACGAATCGGCAACATCGCTGACCTGTATTTGATTATTAGAAAAAATATCATATTCGATATTGATAGAACCGGTAGACCCCTTTAGTGTCTTCGGGATTAATGTAATCTCTGTTCTACTGTTAGATATAGAATCAATCAGGAGCCGCTCGTCTTTATTGCCCACCTCGTCTCGCCCAAGCTCTATGCAAACCTTGTAATTTCCGTCCGATATCCCAAGTGAATTCAAATTTCTAGAAACGTCGAAAAACAAAGATTGCGTTTCGGTACCTAAAACTAACCAGTCGGTTGTAAATGAATCGTAGTAATATTGAACTGGGCGATTGAATACATTATAATAAGAATTCGTGTGCGGCGTCCATGTACCCGGAGAATACGCAATCGAAGATGTAATAAACGTTTCGTCAAAGGTATACACCGAGAATTGAACAAAGTCTTTTTCCGATTGGCCGAACGGTATATTTTTCGCCGTGCGTCCTTCCGAGTAAAAATACAAATCTTCTTCGGTCAAAAATGAACCCACACTCAACGACGCGGTTGAAGAAATTCTGTATTTTATATCAGACATGTTCATAGTTCGTAAAATGTCGGGTCTAATTTTGTTCCAACCTTGGTCGGGTTGTATACCACGTTTTGAAGTGGGATAGTAATCGACGACGAATAAAGCTGATTGCTTGTATTTTGAATGATTAAATTGGAATATTCGTCCACGTCGGGAACTATGGAACTGCTCCTATACAAATTCTCAATGTCGGCTTGATTATATCCCGTTAGATTTGGATTTGCTTTCATCTGGAAATTTTAAATGCGGTAGGGACGGTATATGTCATTATTGAACCACTTTGCTCCGAGCGCACTTCTACTTTAAAGTATCTTTCTTGCGGCAGTCCGGTCGTATCTAACATGAAATAGTTTCCGTTAGCATCGAAACTTAATCTGGTGTAAATGTCCGGCGGCATGACGACATCATTTGTTTCCGCGTCCTTTATAGAATAAAAACTGTCTGCTGGCAAATAATAAGGAGCCAAATAATCTGACAGTTTGTTAGTAAATGTTTTTACCGGATAACGCTTTCTTGCTGTAACTTCCATTCTGATAATAGACCCGTGAATATATTCTTTTGCCATATTCTTTATGTTAACAACCGCGTCTCTGATTTGTATTGGATCGGCGCTGCCCGTGTAAAACGTCGCGTCCTCCCACGCAACGTCCAAATATGGTGAATATATTGTGTTGGTTTCCTTTGAAAAGAATCTTAATTTCCCATAATCGAGTGAACTGGATTCATCACTGTGCATCAAAATAAATCCACGGTTGGGTATTTGATTGGTGAGCCAAGCATTCACGATGGTAGTTACGTCCATTTTAACGTCCGACGACTGGTAGTTAAATCCCTGTTCACACCCATATGGACCGGGTGGTGGATAAATATAAGACGATGTTATAATATTTGGGAAAAATGAATTGGGACAGTCTGGATATGGGTTAAATACCGATATAGCAGGAATCTCATGATAACCAGTATCGTTACTTATTGATGCACTGTCAGTCCACCAAACTCCACCGCCACTACAATCGGACAGTGACCCGCTCGCCCACGGCATTAATTGACCGTCATAGAACTTCCAATTTGCCCCATCGGCAGAAGTGGCACCGTCGTATTTGTATCCCGTACCCATACTCCACGATTGAGACACCGGGTATGCGATCAACTTGTATTCTACCGGAACTTCCTTGGCCTCGCACACCTTTAAATTTAAGTAAAATTTAGGACTAGACCCGGAAACTATTCCACCGGCTGCAATGGATTGTGATACTGTTGTCAAATCAAAGTACAGCAGTGCGCGAGACAACACCGAGCCCAATGTCATGTTTGTATAGAATGCGACATACGA